CTCCTTCTTAAAGAAGATGGTTTTCTCGTAGCCATCGTCTAGGATTATCGTGGCGATCGCCTTGAAGTCCGGTTTTTGGCCGTCACCGACGAACGACAATTTGTCGCCCTCCCCGATTTCGTCGAAGTCGGTTCCGTTTTCCTCGGCATCGCCCGCATTGATCTTCACGTAGCCGTCGTCAACAGTTTCACCGTTGCACCAATCGACGTAGATCTTCGAGGTCTTCCCGGTCGGTTCGGCTGGGTAAAGAAACTCGGTATTGGTGCTGACGCCGGCGGCGCCGGGGAAGGCGCACCCGTCAAGCCTTCCACCGCTGATGACCGCCTTATAGGCTTCGTATGGTAACTTGGGAACCTTAACAAGCCCGGCGGTTTTGCAATGGAACCTGACGATCGTCTTGTCCCCGAACTTGATATAGATTTCGCTCAGCTTGGTCTCATCTTGCTTTTTTTGGGTCATTTTCCCCTCCCTTCTTCTGAAATTTTAATTCTTTGTCGTTTTTGCTTCGTTCAAAACCTCGATTTTGGCTTCTTCAAGCCGCTCCTCGTATTTGGCCTTGAATTCCGAAGCGAAATAATCCTTGATCGCACCAAAGGCGTTGGTGTTCAAAAGATATTTATAATCTCTAGAGATCAAATCGGTATCAATGGCCTTGTTCCATTGTTCAAGACTAAGGAAATTCATTTTTCCATCTCCGTCTTTTACCCTTATGGTTGGCCAATAACCGGAATATCGATAGAATATATTCTCGAAAGCCTCTTTTCTTCCGATCAAGACAATCTCATTATCGATTTGAATATTGCGGTTTTTCTCATCGGTTAAAGCGGGTTTGCCATCTTTAAACTGTTGAATTTGTCTTTTTAATTCCTCGTTTTCGTCATAAATCCGAACAATTTCGTTAATCATTTGCGTTTTGTTCATTTTGTTTTTCCTTTTTTAATAGGCCTCTTCAACATTTCGTCTTATTTCATAAGCGTAAGAATTTCGTATTTTGTTCATGCAGTTTTCAGGCGTTCGAGCGGCGGTGTCGCCGACGTGATAATAGACAAAGTAATCTTGCTCCTCCCCGTCTTTTTTGTCGCAAACGCGCTTGACTATACCGATTTCGTAACTATCGCCATTCTTATAAATAATGGCTTCCCCGACTTCAAATTTTGGCATTTACTTGCCCTCCTTAGGCATTGCCTTTTTCAGCTCTTTGATGTTCCCCGACCCGTAATCGTTCTCGCACAAGGCGATGAACTCCTCTGGCGTGAACGTCGACTTGACCGACAAACCCTTCATCTTCACGAACTCGTTTCGGCCAGCCAAGCACGAACCGGTGATGATGTGGTGCCAGTCGAAGAAATCGGAACCGAGGTATTTCTTTCCGGGAACGAATTTCTTCCAGAACTCGGCAATCCTTTCGGACAACGGGCGGTTTTCCTCGTATTTGGCCTTGGCGTCCGCCATAGCCTCTTTCAGCGTTTCGCCATGTGCGAGGAAGCCCCCGCATTTCGCAAGATACATGGATTTGGTCGAAAGCGCCTCGACCACGCCTACTTTGGCGTAGTCGCGGAAGATGGAGAAAAAAACGCATGGCAGGCCGTCGATGGCGAAGACCTTGCGCCCGTCGATATACGATGGGGCGCCAGAGCCATAGCCACGGCCATCGCCATAGCCATAGCCATAGCCATAGCCACGGCCATAGCCACAGCCACGGCCATAGCCATAGCCATAGCCATCGCCATAGCCATAGCCATAGCCATAGCCACGGCCAGAGCCAGAGCCATTGCCATTGCCACGGCCAGAGCCATTCTTTTTGGCGAGGAAGGCTTCCGCCTTTTTCGTTAGATTTTCCATTCCTTCGCCCCTTTTAGGCAGGCCTCGGCCTTCGGCGAGCAAGAGACGATTTGGATGGCGTCCGTCACGATGACATCGGCGGATTGCGTGATTTGGCTGTTTTCGTTAACTCCGTCCTTGGCGATTTGCATGACGTTTTTCGCGCCGTCCCAGTACCAAATCTGGCGGGCTTCCTTGATTTTCGCGGTCTGGCCCTTCAGGCTCTCGACCTTGCCGAAGAAGACGCCGGAGTTCGTGCAACGAATAATAGAGTAGGCGGATTCATTTGTTTCCTTGGCGTTCTCGATTGCGCATTTTGACCCGGCAATCTTATTGGTGATGGCCTCTCGGACGAAAGCGGATCTGTTCTCCGTCTTGCCTAAAAACTCGGCGGTCTCGTCGTCAACGCGTAAAATCACTCTGCTTTTTTTCATCATTTGTCCCCCTTTGGACACGTCTATTTTAGCACTCGTATGACAAAACGCAAGGGGGAAATGAAAAAGACCAGGTTTCCCTAGCCTTTCTTTTCCCAAACCCTTTTTCGCGCTTGGTGCCTTTTCTCGTATTCCAAGTATCTTTCGCAAGTTGAGTGGCAATCGCACTTCCTGTCTGGGCAACTTTGGGAGCACGGGTGTTTGTCGGTGAAATCCGTGAAAAGGAAAACCGTGGTCGCCTTACTTGCTTTTGCCATGACCGATTTTGTCCATGATGGCTTTCGTGCCCATCGTCAAAGCTATGCACAAAGGCATGAAAGGCGTGAACGGCCCCAGCCAAAACGCTTCGCAGGTTCCGGCTACCGCCAGCATTGAGGCCCTCATGGAGGGAACGAGCCACGCGATTAGCAACGGAACCCAGACCTCGCAGCCCAAGATCGCGGCCCAAGCGACGAAAATCAAAATCAATCGCCAATCGTGGCAAGCCATCCAAAGCCATTTGAAAGGCCATTTCATCAATAGGGCAACCCAAGCCCAAAACCTCTCGGATTTGGTTTTTTTGGTGAGTTTTATCCTCTCTTTCTCGATCTTTAGCGAGGATTGGTATTGGCTGTATGCCTCTTTCGCGTTCATTACTTGATTTTACCTTCTTTCAGTCCGTTAGCCAAATCGTCCATGCTTCCGATCTCGATTGACGGAATCTCCTTTTTGAAGTTCGCGTGGAACTCTTTTAGGAAAAGTTCCCTTGGGTAATACCTTTCAAACGCCTCTTGCGCCACGGATTTAAGTTTGTCCGTCATTTCCCTCGATTTGCCGCCGAAGTGGAGTTCGTCGTGGCATTTTTGGCAAAGGAAGACGTATAGGCCATATTTGGTTGATTTGTCCCTAAGCGAGTTTCCGAACACGTGGTGGATTTGCAAATTGTTTTTAGATGAGCAAAAGAAGCACTTGGGCTCCTTGGAGATAATCGAGTTGAGGTTGCCGAAATAATCGAAATAGGGTTTCATTTCTTCTCCCTTCTCATTCCGTCCAGTATCAGCAGCCTAACGCCCAAAGAGGCATTGGGCGAGTGCGCAAGAAGCCAAAGATATTCGGCTTCGGTCAAACGGACGTTGATGGATTTCGTTCTTTTCTCCATAATCAAAACAAACTAAGTTGCTCCCAGCCGACTTTTTTGTAACCCAATCCCTCGACCAATTCGCAAAGCATTTTCGCCAATCTTTCCTCTGAAAGGTCTTTATAGGTATAGATGCAACCTTGCCCACGCTGTTCTTTGTTATCCCAAAAATCGATTGCGCAGCCGCACGGTATCCCTTTAAACGCGCAGCCTTTGGCGAAATAAGCGTCTTCCACCGAAAATCGCAAATAGGCGCTTTTGTTGGAATAGACATAATTGCCGTTTTCGACTTTCGGGTCTCCATAAGGTTTCAGAATTTCCAGCGCCATCCTGGAAGCGAGGTTTTTGTGCGCGGAATCTATCGGGGGCTCATCCTCGCTTAAACCGCTTTCGTTCATCGCGGCCTCTTGCCAGCCCTTCATCGCGGGGGCGTTTGTCCAAGAGGTTTCGTTGGAAACCTTGCCACGAACTTGATAGGCCAAGCCATCGGGACAGTCCTTGCCTTTGTTGGCCACCGTGGAAACGACAACATAGGCTTGCGAGTTATCCCAATCGACTTTAACGATGTCGCCCACCTTGAACAAAGGGTTCATATTTTCCGCTCCTTTACCATTCTTTCGTAGTGCCTCTTCAAATCCTTCGCGTGCTTCCAGTTGCCCAAGCGGTACGCTTGCCTTATCTCGGAAAGCATGACCTCCCTTCGCGTTGGCTCCTTATGCTCGCCGAAACTCGCGCGGTTAACGATGCTGCCCACAATCGCCGCCTTTCACGAAAACAATCCAAAATGTCTTTTCTTTTTTTGGAAGCCTCGTTCCAAACAAAGGCTTATCGGGAAAGCAATCCTTGAAATCTGAAATAGACACCGAGCAGTCGCTCCATTTGAAGATCAGCACACCAAAAGACGGGTCAAGGATCCTCCAACATTCAAAGAAAGCGCAACGCATGAATTCGTGCCAATTCGGAGGAAGCGTGGAATAGGCCTTTTTCATATATGAATCTTTGGCGAGTTTGTCAATGTGGGGTGGGTCAAAGACCACCATCTTGAAACTTCCGTTTTTGAAAGGAAGGTTATTAACGTCCATTTTCATATCGGGCCTAATGTTAATGTGCCGATGCTTCCCACTGGAAAAGAAATCAAAACTCTCCTCACGAAGATCTCCGAACAAAACCTTCTTGGTATATTTATCGAAATAGAACATCCTACCTCCGCAACACGGGTCAAGAATCAACGCGTTATCTTTCATCTTTTTGCCCCCTTTGTCATTTCGTGCCGTCTCTTGAACTCTTCCCTAATCGGCTTCATATAGTCTTGGCAAGCCTCGAAGTTCTTGTCGAACCTGTCCATGTCACGGCGGGCGAGTTCGCAAAGGTGTTCTGGCGCTCCGTGGGGGAATCGAACCCCCGTTGCGCTCTTATAAGGGGCGGGCTTTGCCGTTAAGCGAACGGAGCTCATTCGGCCGTCTCCCAATATTTTGCCAACTCGCAAGCGGTGTCATATCCGTGGTGGGGTTCCTTGGCTTTCTTCTTATGGCAGCAATATCCATCGTAGGCGTTGTAGAAATAGCAATCGTTGCAATCCTCGCATTTGGTTTCCTTCTTCATTCCTCGTCCTCCTTTGTTTCTTTTATAAGTTTGTCCACTATCTCCTCGACCGTCAAATCGGGGGAAGAAAGATAGTTGTCCACGGCTTTGATGAACCACGGAACCTTATGCCTCACGTCTTTGGTTAAGCGTTCGGCTACATAGGCAACGCAATCGCAGGTTCTCTTGTCGACTTTCAGCCCTTTCAGATAATCGTTCAGTTTGGGGAAATCGGAATCCGTCTCCTCGATGAATCCCTTTTTGATTAAGGCTTGGGCCAAAAAGCATATTCTTTCTCCTCTATCTTCGTATACGTCTTTCTCTTCTTCTAGTTCTACGTTCTCGTTCTTATTCTTACTTCTATCGCGTGACGTCACGTGACAGTCACGTGACAGTAACGTTACGGCCTCCCTATGCTTCCTTTGCCTTTCGGCGTTAAGTTGGCGTATTTTCTCGATTCTGTCGGTTAGTTGGAACTTGTCGAAATTCAAAATCACGAAACCGTTGTCGGTCATCTCGCCCATCTTTTGGCCTACGTAGAAGTCCAAACACATCTTGACCTCGTTTTCCGTCCTGTCGGTCATCACGGCGATTTCGGGAACCCTTCCGTAAGATACGCTTTCGTTCCACAACGCCCCGTGGTTGTTGCATTTGCCAGCAAGACCGAGGAGCTCGAACCAAACGGCCTCGAGCTTGTCCCTCAAATCGGCTATGCCGTCCACCTTGGCTTTTCGCATGAACTTGAACGAAGCGCCATCAAGGAAGTTAGTAAATAGGCGCAGCCACTCCAAACCTTCGCTTTCCATTTTTCCTCCTTAGAACGGCATGTTGTCGTCGCTGATCGGCTTGTCGGCCTTGAACTTCGCGGCCTTGATCGCGCCAATCGTGGCCAAAATCTGGTTGATGTCCGTCAAGTCGTTCGGCCCTTTGCCGAATTTTCTCTTGCACCAGTCCAGCAAACCGATTGTCTGCGCGGGGTCGAGTTCCCTCATCATCTTCATCATCTCGTCGTAAATCGGCTGGGCGTTCCCCGTCATTGGCTTTGGGGTTTCCGCTTCGGCTTTTGGTTTCGGGTCAACGCTTGGAATCGTTTGTGGTTTTGTGGCTTGGGGGGCATCGTTTTGCGGTTTATCATCGCCCTCTGTTGGCAAATCCTCCCCGGCGTAGAGTTTCAAGCCGATGCCGAATCTAGCGATGGCTTTCACCAATGCCCGTTGAATTGCCTTAACCGCATCAAAGGTGGTGATGCCCTCCGCCGTCTTTTCCTCTCCGTATTTGTTTTTGAATTTATAAGTCACCAAAGGAATGGAGGCATTGGCCCTCGTGTCGTCCATTACCGCGAGATATTCTATGACCTCTTTTCCGAACATGGTGACCGAAACCTTCACCCATGCGGTGGTTCCGTCGTCCCAATAAATCCTTCCGTCCGGCCTTTCGTAAACTTTGTAATTCGCATTCGGGTCCTCTTCGATCAACGTTGCCCAGGCGTAAGCCCATGAAAGATAAGAAAGGAAAAGACCCTTTCCGCAATCCTTCTTCTCGACGTGGCCCTCGACCGGCATTTCGTACAATTCCTTAAAAGTCTTATTTTTGGTTTCCATCGTAGATTTCCTCCTTTTGGAACTTAATGAGATTCTCTTTCAGAAACTTCTCGGCTCGCTCGATGTCTTTCTTCCCCATGATGGTGAATATTGCCACCGCGTTCGGGTTGTCGGGTTCCTCTTTCTTCCCGAACTCGGCTAACTTTGCTATCATCGCCGAACGGGTTTGCTCCTTCGTGAGATTGTACCAACTCGGCTCGTAGAACCTTTCCCAATCGGGGACGTTCCCGTCTTGCGAGAGTTTCACCAACTCGATGAAGTCGTTGTAAGCCTCTTCCTTGGCTTTCTCCTTTTTCGCGTTCAGAACCTCGGTTTGCTCGGCTTTAAAAAGCTCCTCATAGGCGTTCACGGCCTCGGTCGCCGGGGCAAGCGCCTCAACGAATGGCTTTAGAAATTGCTTCTGGGCCTCTAGGAGGGCGTTCTTGCCCGCCTTGAGTATTTTATTATGCTCGGTAACTTTGGCGGCGCAGAGGGCGCTATTGGAAGCCGTGGGCTTCATCAAGCCTATCGACTTCTTAGCTTCCTCGAACCGCGAGGCGAACTTGTCCACTCCCAAAATCTCGCCATCGACGACTAATGTTAATTCGTTCATGCTTTTTCCCCTTTCTTGGTTTTTAGTTCGCGCAAATTTCTGGAATCGACCCCCAGAACCTTGGCAAGCTTCTCGTAGGTTTTCAAACTCGGCCTCGCGCCGTGCTCAACTGCGATCAGCGTGGGTTTCGTCAAGTTGGCCTCTTTGGCGAAATCAGCTTGCGACTTCCCGAGGTTCCTCACCCGGAAATCCTTAACGACCTTGGATAATGCTTCTTCCATTGCTTTTTCCTTTCTTGATAAGCTCGTGCCGTCTCTTCAAATCTTCTCGAATCGGCTTCATATAGGCTTCGCACGCCTTGTAGTTGTCGTCGAATCTTTTCATGTCGCGCTCCGCGAACGGGGAAACCTCAATCATTCCGCTCCCCCCCGTTCAGCAATTCCGCGACGTCGTTTTCATCGAAATACCCATCTCCCAAATCTTCCGAACCGCAAGCAGGGCACGCAAGCATTTTCCCTTTGTGATGGTCGGGGAACAAATCTCCGACGCCGTTTTCGTTTTCCAAATCGACTTCCTTCTCCTTGGCTTCGCACTCGGGGAAATAGCGACCGCATTTTCGGCAAACCATCAAATGAATAATCATTTTTTCCTCTCCTTCGGCTTTTTGAAAACCTCTTTCATCATCTCGGAAATCACCCGACTGGTCTCGGCGGCGATTCTCTCATCTTGCTTTTTTTGGGTCATTTTCCCCCTCCCTTCAAATTCGCGAGGATCTCTTTTTTCAACTCTTCGCCCAGATCGGATTCGGCCACCTTCTCGGCGAACTCTTTTTTGGCGGCTTTCGACGGTTTCCAATGATAAAAACTCATTTTTCCTTTCTAGGCCAATTTCGATGGCCTGATATAAGCGGAAGTCCCCGGCTCTAGGATTTTTTTCTCGAAGTATTTTTCGGCTTGCTTCTTCGGCAACCGGAATCGGAAGTAGCCGTTTTCGTCTCGGCCAAAAACCACGAACATATTTATTTGTCCCCCTTTTTGGACAACTCCATTTTAGCACCCTCGACGGCTGTTGCAACAAGAAAAGTAAAAAAATAGTAAAATAAAAGTAAAAAGTTAGGAGGTGTCTTTCCTTTCTAGTTTTTCGCCTATGGTTTTCAAACTTCGCGTTTTTGCGTTAAGATTGTTTTGCCGTTAATCGCCAAGCGATTGCCTCTGGCGATGGAGGAAAAAATGGAAAATATCGGATTCGTCAGTAGCGCTTCGACCTGGATGGCTGACCACAAAAGGCGCCTTTTCGTCAATTTCTCGTCCGCCGTTATGCTCATCGTGATTTGCGGAGTGATGGGTTGCTTCGATTTCTTCAAGATGGCTTTCGACCCCGGAAGATTGATAACCGCGGCTTACTGGTCGCACGTCTTCGCAAGGTCGGTTTGCCTTATTTGCTCGCTGAACATCGGCATAAACATCTGGCAACCATATGCCGAGGAAAGCAACTATTCGCTTCAACGCGACTCGCTTAGGTACGATGGCCTTATTTCCCTTAAGGAGAAATCGTTTGAGCCATATATTTTGACCGACTTCAACGTCAGCGAGAAGAAAAAGGCGTGGATAGCCAAGGTCAATAAAAGGATAAACACGCTGGGAAGGTTCGCCCGCGATTCGTCAAGAATGCTGTGGGGAACCCCCGAAGCCAAAATCAATCTAGATACTAAGATGGCCGAAAGAAAACGGAAGAACCTATATTGCCGAAAAAGAGCCGTTTTGGAAGCCATGAAAGACCCCGATTGGGTGAGCGCGAACATAGATTCGCTGAAGGTCAGTTCTTTCAAATCGGTAGACCCTTCGGTGTTCGACCTTTCGATAGATGGAAAAGAAAGGTATTCTGGTTACAAGTTGACCGCCCACACCTCAATGGCGCGCGGAGCCAAAACGGCCAATTCGATATTGTACGTCTTGATGGTCTCCGCGATGATTAGCACGTGGGTGATTTCCATCGACGAGGCTTTGATCGAGCAATCGTTCATCGGGTGGGTAACAGCGACTTTGAACGCCATCATGGACGTTTCATTCGTGGTTTGGCAATTCATTCGCGGTTGCGCCTACGCCCCAAAATTGGTGGAGGACGAAATACACCGCCCATACATCGACCGCATCAGGATCCTCCTAGACTATTTCAGCTCGCGCTTCTCCGCCGTGCCTGCCGAATCATTCAAGGCCAAAGATTCCGAGATCTTGGCCAAGTGCGACAATGAGATCGCGCGGATAAAATCGGAGAAAGCCAAGGCAATCGAGGAGAGGAACGTTATTAAGTTGGCCAAAATCCGAAGCGATGCCGAGGCGAGGACGAACAAAAAGGATTCGTTCGGGGGAAGCCTATGAGCAAGTTCACAGGTCGCAAACCTAAGATGGTGATGGACACGGAGGCGAGGGAGCGTTTCCTCCGCGCCGTGGAAATAGGTTTGCCAATAATCCAATGTTGCGCATCCGCCGGCATCTGCGAAGGCGCTTTCTACGGTTATTGGCGCAAGGCGGAAAGAGATATCGCTGATGGTAAGACCATCAGGCAATCGGCTTACATTAAATTCGTGCAGGAGGTTAAAGAAGCGAAGGCCAAATTCGCCACGAAACACCTGATGAACATCTCCAATTCCGCCGACAATGGAACGTGGCAAGCGAGCGCATGGCTCCTCGAACGGAGAATGCCCGACGACTTCGGCGAGAAGCCGAGGGGCGACGGCGAGGTTTCCGACGGATCCGAGTACGTGGACAACCTGAAAGGGTTCAAATGATTCTAAATAAACGCGAGGTCGTTTCAGCCGACCGCTGGGGGCAATACGAGCGCGAATCCTTTTCCCATAAGTGGTCGATAGCCGAGGGGGCCGTAAGAAGCGGGAAGACGGTGGCGAACTGCCAATGCTTCGCGGATAGGATACTTATGTGCGAGTATCCGGGGGAAGCGCTTTTCCTTGGGTGCGCCGTTTCCGAGTCGATGGCGAAAGCGCTCATCGGCGAATGTTCCGGCTTTGGGCTTTACCATCGAATCAACCGTTTAAAATGGGCCAAGGCCGAATACTGCAAGTACAAGGACAGGGACGCGCTTAGGATAACCGCGAGGGTAAGGGGGCGCGACCTCATCAGGTGGGTGCTTTTCGTAGGTGGGGCCAAAGCGCGTTGCGACGAGGCCATCCGCGGACTGACGATACAAGGCGCTATGATGGTGGAAGCCAACCTTTTCGAGGAGTCGTTCATCCTGGAGGTCGAGCGGAGAATGATCGTGTCCGAAGACCCTTTCATCTACGCCGACATGAACCCTTCCATGTCGAAGCATTTCATTTACAAGGATTTCATCGACAACCCGAAGATCGACCTCAACTACTGCCACGCGACCTTGATTGACAACCCCGCTTTGTCCGAAAAGCAAATTCAGGAAATATCCGATAGGTACGATAAGGACTCCGTGGAATACAAAGGTTTCATCTTGGGCGAGCGCATGAACCCAGCCGGCGCGATTTACCGAATCCACGAATGGAACGTCATAGAGGCGTTCAACCCCTCCGACTACGATTCCTACGTCGTCGTTTGCGACCAAGGCGAAACCATTTCCGCGACCGCCATGACCTTAGGAGCCGTCCGTTACGACAAGGACAAGGGCTTTTACGTTTATGACGTTTTGAAGGAATACCACCACATCAATTCGGGCGAGGAAGGGGAAAAGCACTTCGAGCAATACGCTTCCGACTTCGCGGACTTCCTTCTTGAAAGCTCCAAAGTCATGGGTTCCATGCCCGTGGAGGCCATCATCGACGAGGACTCCGAGTTTTACCACCAATGCGCCTTGGCGTTCCAGAAGAAGGGAATCGACCCATATATCATCAAGTACCCCTATAAACTTGAAATCGTTGAGCGCATAAGAAGGGGCACGGATATGCTTCACAAAGGCCAGCTGCGGTTCCTCAAGACGTGCGAGAAGACCATCGAGGATTTCAAGAACGCCGAATACGACGAGAAGGAAATCGAGAAGAGAGGCGAGTTCGTCCGGGCAAAAAAATACGTTCCAGGTTTCGGGCACCTTGACATGGTGGATTCGGTCGAATACGGATTTACGCGGTTTTTGTCGCTGTTAGACCCCGAATATTGAAAAGGCGGGGTTTTCGCGTTACCCTTTGAATGATGGACAACACCATACAAAACAGGCAGGAGTTCAACACCTCCACCGAGCCGCAGTTCCGCTCCGCTCCGATGGGCGGGGGTTACCAAGTCAACCAAGGGGACGTCGTTTATTTCATAATCGACCTAGAGGAGATGTTCGGCATAAACCTCGATTACCCCGGAATAAAAGGGGCGCTCAATAACGCCTTTTTCGAAAGTCGGCAATACGTTCCTGTCGATACCGGATTGATGAAGCGCTCCTATTCGATGAAACCAAGAAGCGATGCGGTCGTCGAGTGCCTGTTCGACCCAACCGAGGTCGTGGGCCAAATGCGGAAGGGTCGCGTGGTCGATGAGTATTATCCCCAATATGTCGGATCCTCTGGCGCGGGCAATTCCGCGTGGAACTGGCTCACGATAGTGGTCAGCCATTTCATAAAGAGGCTGATAGCGGAGGTTCGCGCGCTGCAACGCTCCGAGATAGCCAAGGAACGAAAAGACGAGGGAAGGTCTTCCCCTATCGTCGGTGAGACGGCTCTCGCGGTTCTGGCCTCAATCGAGGCCACTAGGAAGTCGGCGGCGGAGGCGAAGAAGACGGCAGAGGAGAAAAAGAAGAGGAATGACCGCCTAGAGCGGAAAAGGAGAGCATAATGGGCTTTTTCAAGGATTGGGTAGGCAACGTCGTCGAGGAGAAAATCGACACCATGATGAGGGGTATGGTCGAAAACCCCCTTTGGGTTGACGACGGCTATCAGCAGATAGAGTACAAACTCCAGTACCAGGGCGACACGCAGGAGATTTGCAGGTTCTACCAAAACAGACGGCAAAGGAGCCGTTTTATTGAGACCAACCTCTTTTGGGAGAAGGTCAAAGGGAATTTGCCAATTCAGCATTTCCCTTTGGCGCGGATGATAACCAAAGCCAAAACGAACTTGGTCTTCCACGACCAACCTGCGGTTTCCTTTCTCGATTCATCCGGCGTTGAGGACGAGGAGAAAACGAAGTTCATAGCGGAAATGTGGAAAAAGGATTCCTTGACCACATTCCTGCGAAAGGCCGCCGAAACCCTATCTTACTCGGGCGCGGTCGCTTTGGTTCCCGTGAGGCCTGCCGACCCCGAAAGCCCCAATGACATCATTTGGCGCGCTTATCCGAAAGAAGCGTGCGACATCCAAAAGATTTACGGCAGGCCCGTCTCGATAACCGTCTATGACGAAATCAGCCAAGGAAAGGACGATTATCTTCTTGGCACGTTCATTGCCAAGGATGGCATGTCCTATAAACTTTGGCGATTAGCCAAAGGAATGAAAGGCGACAAATACAAGAAGAACGAAGTTTCTCTTGATTCGTTGCCCGACACCGCGAACCTCAAAGACGTGGAGTTCAATAACCCTAAGGGTTTGCCGACCTTCGTTTATTTGGAGAACAACTTGGACGGAACGAGCGATTATCACGGGTTGATAGACGACTTTTCCGCCTTGGACGAAGCGTATTCGGCGTTGACCGACCTTATCCGCAAAGGGCACATCAAAACCTATATCCCGAAATCCAGTCTGATAAGGGATGCTGGCGGGAACGGCTATATGCCGAGCGACTTTACCGAGAACACGGTTTCCATCCCGATGTCGAACCCAACCAACGCGCCTTATAAAATCGATCGCGACCAAATAACCTTGGGGGATGGTGTGACCGCCCTCCAAAGCGCGTTCGCTTTCTACATGGAGCGGGCAATCGAGAGCGCGGGTTTGTCGCCCGCCACGCTGGGAATAGATTCCGCAGGGGCAAACTCCTCGGCGGAAGCGCTCAACATCCGCGAAAGGGTGTCCATGCGGACGAGGGCCGAGTGCGTGACCGTTTGGTCGGATGCGATTCGCAAAATGATCGAGGCGACTTTAGCAATCAGATACTCCGTTTCCTCCGAAGGGGGTTTGGCGTTCCCCGAACTGGACGGCTCCGCTTCCGTCTCGTTCCCCGAATACGAATCGCCGACGTTCGACCAAAAGGTCACATCGCTTTCCACGGCCCTAAATTCCAAACTGATAGATTTGGAAACCGCGCTGAAGCAACTCTATCCCGACAAGTCCGATGACGAAATCGGGAATATGTACCTATCGATCATGGGCGCGTTGCCTTTGACCGAGGACGAAATCATCGCCAATCAAGCCAAGGAAGACAAGCAAGACAAGGAGAAGGAAAACCCCGATGACTTGAAAACCGAATGAGGGAAAGTTAACATAATATTTGATGGCCCCCAAGCCTTGAAACTGGGAGAAAGGCACCAAAATGCCAAACGAAGAAACAATCCCTACCGCAAGCCCTTCGGCCTCTGCGACACAGGAACCGGAAGTCCCCGCCGGAAATCAGGGAGCCAAAACCTATAGCGAAGAGGAGTTCAATCGGGCGAAGCAGTCCGCTTCCTCAATCGCGAAAGGCGAGATCCTAAAAGAACTGGGCATCACTTCGGTCGAGCAAGCCAAAACCTTGTTCGCCGCCAAGACCGAGGGCGAGAAGAAACTAGCCGAACTCGAAGCCTCTGTCAAATTGCTCACCGAAACCAACGAGCGTTCCAAAGAAGACGCGGAAATCGCCAAATCGGGAGTGGATGGCAAGCACGAGGAAGACTTACGGATTCTTGCCAAAAGCAAAATGAAGGATGGCGCGACGTTCTCGCAAGCCATCTCGAAGACGTTGGAGGAAAACCCTTTTTGGAAAAGCCAAACCGCCCCAATCGCGTTAGGCCCGACCATTAAAGAAGCCCCGAAGAAGGGCAACCCCGCAACGCCACAGCCTGAAAAATGGTAATGAAAGGAAAAAACCATGCCAATTCAGATTAACTCCGCCACTTATCTTGACGAGAAATACTCTCCCAAGATCGTCGAGACCCTTCGCACGAACACCTTCCTTGTTCCGGGAGTGACTTACAATCCCAATTACGAGGGCGATGCCGAGGGCGCCATTTCGGTGACCTATCACGTCCCGACCGCCAGTCCGGTCGCGACCACCGCCGTCGGAGCCGATTACTCCGGCGTTGAATACGCCGACGGATTGGTGACCGTCAACATCTGCAATGCTTACCGCAAGAGCACCAAAATCCGCAACATCACCGCTGCCTCCGTTTCTTATGACCATGCTTTGCAAGTCGTGCAGGAAACCACCGAGGACGTCCGCGAAGGGCGTGACCTTGGGGCTATGGCGGCTTTGATTAACGGAGCCACCGTCGAAACGCTCGCCGAAGCCAAAGTCTACGTCGGCGACAATTCCATCGTTGCCGCGCCCGACATCAATTCCACCAATGTCAAAGACATCACTTTGGGCCTCATTACGAAACTCAAGGTCGCCAAAGCCCGTCCGAGCGTTTTGCTCGTCTCGCCTCTTTGGAGTTCCGCCATCATCGCCGCCCACGTCGGCAGCGCCAGCCCGTTCACTCCCGAAACCAACGAGGAGATGCTCAAGGCTGGCTCCATCGGCCGTTACCTCGGCTGCTCCGTCATTGAGAACCAGCAACTCAACGTCGCCGGCAACAACGCCGTCGCGCTCAATAGCGCCATCGGCACCGCCATCAGCGGTGGCGTTGACCTCTCGAAGATCCAGCTCGTCGTTTACGATGCCCGGTTCTTCGCCTTCCTCAACCACATCACCGACGGACGAATCGTCGATACGCCGTCATTCGCAGGTTCTCTCTGCAACATCGAGGACAACTGCGGAATGAAGGTTCTTCGCTCCGGAACCGTCCAAGCCTACAAGAGCGGCGTCGCCGCCTAGTTTAGCCTAAGATCGGGGGCCTCCTTCGGGAGGCCTCTTTTTTGGTTCGTTGAAAAACCGGCCACGCCAAATTACAATAAGAGGGAACGGAGGCAATCATGCTTTATTCTTCTGACGAAAGAATGACTTACGACATTGCCAATCACAGATACGTCCTCACCGATGATGGCTTCAAATCCTATTCGGGCTATTCCCTGACGGAAAAACTGGACACGGGGAACGAAGATCAGGAAGCCACGGTCGGCTTTTTCCTTCGCCGCGCTTCCGAGAACGTTTACGGAATCCTTGAATCCCAATCCTCGAACAGGCTCGAAACCGATTGTTGGCTCGCCCTCCCTGAAAACAGGGAACGGGTTTATCGGGCTTTGTGCAGAGAAGCTTCCGACATGATGGCCAATAACGACGACCCCAGCGAATCGCTCAAAGCCGATAAGCCGATTTGCTCCTTTGGCTTGCAAGTTATTTTGGAGACCCTTTGGGGAAGGTTCCCCAACTGGAAGCAATACGAACTTGGAGTGGATTACTGATGAGTTGGCTGGAGTGCAAGTCCAAAACGAGGTTCAACCGCCTCGGCTATCTCGTGCGGAACGACAAAACGAGGGAGCCTTTCAGATTCCGCTACGTTGGCGAAAGCGGGCTTTCCTCTCCCGAAATCATGCCAAACGTCGAAACCATTTACCAAACGATCACCATCGACACCCCTTCAAAACTGGATTTTAGCCTTTCTTCATTGCTTAGCATCGGCGGCCCACTCTTCACGATTTCCGCGGTTCAGGAGCTGGAGGGCGATTCAAACGGGCCGTTCCGTGGCAAAGGGGCCATCATCAAAAGGATCACCGCCTCGAAACTTATATGACCCAAGAGGAGTTCGCCAACGAACTGAACGACTTCCTCGTTTACGAAGTCGCGTTGATCAGGAACACGCTTCCTTACAAAACGGGTTTGCTTTCAGGGAAGAACGGTTCGGGCGGATTCCACCTCGAAAGAAACGAGAGGGGCTTCAAAATCGTCATAGACGAGAACATCGTGTTTTACGCCAAATACGTCAACGACCCCGATTGGGTCAGCAAGAAAACCGGAAACAAGAAGCGAACCGCCGATTTCTGGAATAAGTTGGTGGTGAACAAAATCACCGCCGACCTAATCGAATGGAGCAAAAAATATGGAACCGATTGATTTCTCCGAGTTGGTCGATTGGGTGAAAATCCGTTGGGAGGCCACCGTTGCGGACTGCCAAGCGGACTATCCCGATTTCCCCGAAAATTACCTAAGCGATGACGTCCTTCCCGAAAAGAGGTTTTTCGAAACTTCCTTCATGATGGATTCGGGAACAATAAAAGGGGAGGTAGCCACGAACTCCGATGGGCGCGACAACTGCCAACTGAAATGCATCGTCTCCCATAGCGTGGGAAGCCAGGATTCCTCTTCCGACATTGAGACCTACGCCCAAACCGTCAGCATGACGATGCGCGCGCCCGAAAGGTGGCGCGGTTTCGTCACGAGGATTTGGGAGCGTTTTTCTACCTCGCTTAAATCCGTGACCGCCACCATAGGCGGGAAATCATGCGTAGTGACTTCGGACGAACTTCCGAACTATGGTCCTAAAACGCAATCGGTCATTCAGGTTCAGGACACGTCCGAGAGTTTCGGCGTGTCGTTCTCTTTTATCTTAGTGGCCTTTGACGGGCCTTTGATGTCAAATCTTTTCTCGCTGACTTTGGGGATTTACGACCCTGCGGGAGCCTTGGTCGCTGAAGGGCCTATCCCTTTCGGAAAGGTTTCTTATGCCTCTTCCTATGAACTCACGGCGAACCTCGATAAGGAAATCACCAAGACCAGCAGGCAGAACTTCCGCGCCCTTTTAGTCAACATTCAAGCAATTCTACCCGACTCCGCCATCGCGAGGGCAATCATAACCGACGTGGAGGACGGAACCTATTTCGGCCATTCCTACAAACTCGCCAAAACAGGGCCGACATCGACTTCGATTAAATGGCTTATAATCCAAAAGTCGGCGGTAACTTATATTTACGGCTCATTGGTTTCGTGGGAGGCGGAGTTCATCCCGTTCAACAATGGAAATTAACATCAACCTGAACAACGTGGCTTCCAAGCAGGAGAAGTCCGATCAAACCCTCAAAACCGCCGAGGGGAAAACCTCCGATGCCGTCAAGACGAAGGAGAAAAAGGCTTCCGAGGATATAAAGAAGGGTTTGAAAGCCGCCGTCATTTTCTCGTATTCCAAGCAAGCGGTGACCTCAATCGCCTCTTCGCGGATTTCGATGATAGGCTCGACTTACAGCGATGAGGCGTTCCAAAACAGGGTGTCTAACATTTACTCCAAATCCCTGGATGTCGGCGGTTCGGTGATTTCCTCCGCCATCGCCTTTTCCGCCAACCCGATAATCGGAGCGATAGTGACTGGCTTGGCGGTTCTCCAAAAAACCGTGTCGGCCTATTCCGCGAGCATGGCTTGGGCCGAACAAAAGAGAGATGAGACAATAAGCAACTCTCGAAGGGCCGAACGGCTGGGGGTTGTCAGTTCTGGCCTATCACGGAGGAATTTCTAATGCCATTACTATCTTACCCAAGATACGAAATATCGATAACCTCGATAACGCAATCGACCGCCGATGGCTACGATTCCGCGAAAGGGATGATAGTCGTCAGAAAAGGCGGGTCGCTATGGCTTGCCGTCTCTTTGCTGACGGCCAATTTCCACATCGTCAAAAGGCTTAGCGCCAATGTTAAGCAGGAAACGGACGCTTCCGCGACGATTAACGACGCCGACACCCAACTTTACGCTTTCGGAGATAATTTGGGTTATGTCTTCGCGAGCGGTTACAACGACGGATTCGGAGATGAAAACTCTTTGTCTCATTTCGGCCTAAGGTACGTCGACATTGGTTTGGGTAACGGAGGCATAAGCGGAAATGGCTATTCAATTTCGTCAACCACGCCCGTGGCCGCGGGCCTCTATTGCCTGAACACAAAAATAGCCACCCCGTCATTGTCCATAACCCGCAACGACGAGTTAAATGGGTTTCAGGCGATTCCGACCGCCGAGGTGATAATAACCCCCAATCCCGTCGCTTACCAAGACGAGGCCCCTTCCTATTGGCTTTTGAAAATAGACATCGACGGATTCGGCGTAAGCTATCAAAAAATCCCGTATTCGCTTCGGTCGTTCAGGTTGAGGCTATCCTCGGGAATCATACTTTACTCCGTAATCGGTTTGTCCGATGGGACAACCTCTGGGGGGAGCCTTATTTCGGCCTTTCCCGTTTTGCCGACCTCATATACGGTGCTTTTGTCCTATTCGCCTGGCGGAAACGATTCGGACGCTTCGCCGGAAACCGAAATAAACAACGTCGTCGGCGCCCCTTCCGTCACTGTCAAAAACGGCCCCGTGGCCTTTTGGGGAACGGTCTCCAACGCCGGAGTGGCCAATGTGTCGGTCGATGGGGTTTACGCTTCCATCAACTATGCGCAAAATGGGCAGTTTTCCATAACGTCTTTCGGCAAAAACATAAAGGTGAAATCGTCGAACTTAGGCGGCGGTCTCACTGAGGATTTTGAGGAATCCAACACGGTTAACTGCTCGTCTTTGAAAGCGGGAACTCCGACCATCGCTTGGACAGCTCCGGGAATTTTGGGCATAACCTACGGGGTCGGCTCCTCGTCTTCTTCGGTTTCCATCGGTGGGGCTTCCGTGCCCGCCTCGTCCTCAATAGATTTATCGGCATACGCCTCCGATGGCGTTACTTTGCCAGTCAAAGCCGTTGCCAACGCCGATGGATCGATCACCGGCGACGTTTCGGGCGTTTGCTACCTTTACAACCAAAACAGCGACGAATCCGCCTCCGTGTCGCTTCAAGGGATAAAACTAGGCCGTCCCTCGATTTCCTACTCTTCCAGCAAGTTCTCTTGGCTCGCCGTGAGCGGAGCGACCTCTTACGACGTTTACGTAAACGGCGTTTTCAGAATTAACACAACGGCTTTGGAATACGACCCCGCCGAAACCACGGGAACGGGTTACGTAGTAGCGAAGGGGACGAACACGTTCACTTCTTCGCTTTCCGTCATTTATGACGACAGCGACCCCAGCGAAAGTTTGGGCTCCGGAATCCTCGACACCCCGGTCGCAACGGTTTCCTCGAACGTGATTTCTTGGTCTTCGATTCCCAACGCCGATTCCTATTCGATTTTCCAAGAGATAGGCGGAACCTATTCCGAAATCGGCTCAACCGCGTCATTGTCATATTCGATAACCGGTTCCGAGGAAGGGACGTTCAATTACAAAATCCAAGCGGTCAGCAAAACCCCTTCGCTCGATTCATCGGCTCTTTCCTCGCCCGTCTCAATGATTTTCTCCCGACTTCAAAAGCCCTTGTTGTCGGTTTCCCCCGACGGGAAGACCATCTACGTTTCGCCCGAATCGGGAGCCTACCCCACGGTAACTATAAAAATTTCGTTGAACAATAGGCTGTTAACCACATCGGGCGAACCCGTTTCGACCGATGGGGCGCGAGTAAGCGGAAGGAACGAGGCGGTGGCGCGGGCGTTCTCGGACGACCCACTGACACTGTCGTCTCCTTCGAGTTCGATATTGTATTTCATCGTAGAGAACGTCGGCACGGTTTACAAAGCGTACATAAACGGCGTGGGCTATGGTGTCGGTTATCCGATTTCGCTTAATTTCACCTTCGATGAGACTTTGGAAACGGGCACGATAATCCTCGATTTGGAGGACACCAAGGCCATCAGGGAGCCTTTCGAGGCGTTCCAGCGGATTGCCTTGATATCCTATGACGGCAATGGCGTTGAGAAAGTGAGATGGTGTTTCGACATCGAATCCGACCAAGTCACGGAAAAGCAGTTCGGAACCTCCGGCGAGTTTCTTCACACGATAACGGTAATCGGTTTGTCGAAGGAACTCCAAACAACCGTAATGCCCGATTTATCCATCACGCAACCACTCGATGTCGTCCAACGGCAATACGCGGTCGCGGATAAAAACAACTACGGAAGATGGTTTTTGTGGGATTTCCAGCAAGACGGGATTTGGAGTCTGCCTATCGCGTTGCATGGTTATTGGCTTTTCATCGGGCAAGACGAAAGCGGAAACACTTACTCTTCGGTCAATTCGGGCGACATGAGGAAAAGCCTCGAATACGGGAAAACCGTGCTTCTTCCCGATTGGGCCATAAGTTCGCTGATTTGGAGGAACACGGAGCAGTCTTACGTAAATCCGTTCACGGAGTTCTTCCACCCGATGAAAAGATGGTTTGTTCGTGGAAGATTGTCAACCGACTCCGTTTGGACGAGGGCGGAGATTCTCGCGAGAATCAATAATCCGAGTTCGTGGCAAGCCTCTTTCGCTCTCACCGCTTCTAGCGATGATCCGATTTCCGCCCAGTATTTCAACATTCCGGCGACGGGCTCGTCCGAGGTTTACGATGTTTATCTCTACGTTGACCCGATAATGAAGGACATCAACGCCTTAGGCTCCGTGTACGCCACGGTCAACCTCACTGGTCTGTATGAGCAAAATGTTGATTCAAATCATCATTACGTGGATTCCGATGATGTATTCCTCGTCTCTTGGAATTTTTCCACAGTCGCCGCGAACGTCCTTCCCAACGCGGTTACCATTGGAAAGGCGCTGGATAGGATTGTCGGAGCCGTCAAACCCCAACGGGTCAATAAAGGGATAATCCAAAACCCTAAATATTCCTGGTACCTTTCGTTGCATGCGACCGAAATAGCCGATGAGGAAACATGGAGCGGGGGTAAAACCTTATGGGAAATGCTTTCCGATTTAGGCCGGCAGTTCGGCGGGATTCCGCGCCTCAATCCCGACAACTCAATCACTTTCGACATATTGGGGGAAACGAAAACCGGAAACCCGTTTTTCGTGGAACCCAATGTGGTCATTCAAGGAAACTCGGACATGGACAACCACGCTTCCGCCTTGGTTACGCAGGCCAAGAACATCACCACGATAGACCAATGGGAGACGTGGCCTTACGAAGGTGGCTGGGCGGCCCCGAAAGCGAGTGACCACAGCGCGGCTTACGTAACGCGCGGGAACATGGCTATAAGGCTTCCGCGCGACATCGACCAGATTTACTCGGTCGAGGCCAAGGACATGGGCCACAATGGCGAAGAGACGATAATCTACAAGCAAGGGACGAACGTCAAAAGGTGTTTGGAGAAAACCATTTGGTCGCTTTTGCCTGAGGCCGATGATTCGTCAAGCGGATACTATTCGAAATCGGGTTGCTTGACGTATTCGAGGGGAAGCGATTCCATCGAGAACCTCGGAGCGCTCACCGCCACGACTGAAACCGAAACGATTTTCGGGCTATCCAGCGGGCAATACGTGATTTCCAACATCATCTCGAAAATCAAGGGGTATGCCTCCGCTTCGGAAATAGACCCTTCGAGATTGCTGTTCAGGGTGGTTTACAAACCTTACGTGGACGAAACCATCACGGTCGAGCAACCCGACCAGTCGGAGGAGCGCGCCCATTCCGTGCTGGCTTTCAACCAAGACGGGAACACGTTGTCCGATTCGCGTTTGGGCAAGGTCATGGAGGACAAGGTTTCAAGGCTTGGCAACAACTCGTTTCAGCGCACCAGCAAGACTTTGGGAATCGAAAACATACCGATGATTGGGCAATCCGCCATCGTGGGCGATTCGGTCTATTACGCCGATAAAATAAACGTCTTGATTGATTGCAACTTCATCGAAGCCTCGGTTTCGTATACCAAAAACAAGAATAACATCGACCCGCGCGTCGGCGTTTCTTCCGAGTATCGGCAATATGAGATTTACGCCGACAACTTCGTGCGCAGGCAAGTCAACTGCGATGTTTACTGCGTTATTTCCAAGTCGGTTTACAGCGGGGACTCGGTCGTTGAGGCCAATTCTGCTTATGGTATGCCCAAAGCTTTATGGTATTTCTTCAGCGGAACCCCGATGAAGAGGCCCACGGCGTTTTACGTGAGATCTTCGTCAGCGGTTCTTAAGGCGGTTTTGAGAAACGTTCCCATAAAGGTTCAGTCAATTACCAAGTACGATGGCTCAACCGCCTCGGCTTCCCTTTTGTCCGATGTTGACTATTCCGTTGAGAAGGAAAGCAAAATCGCCTACACCTTGTTTTCCGGCGACGTCGCCAGCATTGGCTACGGCGCGGTTTTGCACGCCGATTTCCGAGCAATAGGGAACTCGGTCACCTTCCACGCCGAATCGGTTGACAACTATTCCTTCGGCGTTTGCGCCACGGGTGAGGAAACCGCCCTGGACCCATTGGCGTGGGATTGGCTCGGGACGGGGAAATACATACAAAGGGACGTGCGTTACGTTGACGACCAAGGGCGCTGCGACCTGATTTCGTTCGCCCTTGGGATACCTGACCCCAATCTTATCTATTCGTCCGCCGATTCTAACGCGTTGGAGAAACGCGCGAGGAAATACCCGATGGCTGAATGGACTTTGTCGCCCAACGACAAAATGAACAGCGTGCTGATGAACGCCCAATATTATGTTAACAAAGACAATCGCGAGGCATTATCGTTTCAATATGCTTGCCATTTCCTGAGTTTCGACTCAACGATCAAGACCCGTTCGGCATTGGCTTCAAGACTTTTCTCGGAGACTTCCGATATTTCGTTCGTGCTTTTGAAGAAAGACCCGATGTCCAAAGAAATACTAAGCGATTCGGATTTCGAGGCCGTGCAATCAACAGTTACTTCCACGAGGTCGCGTAATTCCGTTTCGATCAATCCCGGAACCTCTTCCGTCACTCCTGTGGCCGATTGCTGGGGTTACGCTTACGTGATTGATTCCCGCGTTCCGCTTATCGAGGTCAAAGAGCACATGGCTTCGGGAGTGGCCCATTCTTTAAGCGGTCTCTGTCTAACGGTTGTTGACACGTTGCCGGAGTGGAGAAATGAGTAAGGTGTTTAACGCTCTTGGGAAATGTGGTATAAGAGTTATGGAAACTCTAAGTTTTTTGCACTGGAGGGAAAACATGAATTACCAAAAGGTTTGGGTCGACGAGCATTGCCGGAAAACCGCGACCGAGGGAATGAACCTCGCGCAGAATTCCTCCGACAACGAATTATGGCTTTTTTCCAAAACGCGATACGCGAACGTCAAGGTGGCTTTCCGCTTGCCTACCGGAAGCCTCCATTACGATTTGCACATGGCCTATTTGGGCTACGACGACGACCAAGAGGCGTATAAGTACGCCCTCGCGATACCTTATTCCGTAACCAATTTCACGTTGCCGTCCGCGACTGGGAAACTGAGCGTGTCTTTCCATTGCTGGCAACTCAACGACTTCTCCAAAGGCGGAGAGGCCGTGTGCGATACCGCCATCATCGTGAACAGGTCTTCCAACGCGGAAGTCTACGACCCATCATACAACGGCGAGGACATCGAGAGCCTTTGGCGTTTGCTTGGGCAGACCTCGGCGGAAATCACCGGAGGGGATTTGCTCATTCACGTCCTTTCCGCGTTGCCCGCGTCAACGGCGGGGTACGAACCCGATTCGGTCATAGCGGTTCTGGTCGATGGCGACATCGCCTTCTACAAGAACGCTTCCTCCGCGTGGGTAAAATACACCTTCAAGGAAATGCAAACGGAGATAGACGCGAACGAATCGGCTATTTCCGCCGAAGCCACGGCGAGGCAAAACGCCGATGCCGTTCTACAAGGGAACATAGACGCGAACTCCTCCGCCATCTCCGCCGAAACGTTGGCTAGGCAAAGCGCCGACTCGGCTCTCCAAAACAACATCGACACAAACTCCTCCGCCATAGCGCAGGAGATCATAGATAGGTCATCCGCCGTTTCAGCCGAGGCGCTCGCGAGGGAAAACGGCGATTCCACCACGTTGGCCTCCGCGCAGAGTTACGCGGATTCCAAAGTCGCCTCCGTCTACAAACCCAAGGGAAGCGTCGCTACTTACGCCGATTTGCCGTCCACCCCATCTACGGGAGACGTTTACAACGTAATCGCGGCCTATGGCAACGTTCCCGCGGGAACCAATTTCGTTTGGAACGGAACGGCGTGGGACGCGTTGGGCGGAACGGTCGATTTATCAGGCTACGTTCCCACTTCTAGAACCGTGAACGGGCACGCGCTAACCGCCGATGTGACGGTGACGAAAGCCGATATTTTGGGAACCTACGGCGGAACGCAGGTCACCGACCTTAACGCCATAGTTTTCAGCGGTTTCTACACTTGCCTCGGAACCGCGACGGGCGTTCCCAATTCGTCTTCATCGTGGTACGTCACCCACGTCAATTCCAACACGGGAACCGCCGATGCCACCCAAACCGCCGTGTCTTTCGGCACGATGGTTGTCTATTACAGGGTCAAAACCGCCTCAACTTGGGGCGCTTGGGTTCAGGAAACGTACAAGACCGCATTCGACAACGCCGGAACGTCATTGGACACGATAGTCATAAAAGGCGCGAAATATAAGGTCATTCCGTGCGGAAGCGCAAACGGAGCTTCTGCTTTATCAGGCGGCGCCACAGCAATTTCAAACGGTTCGCACGCTGTCTCTTATGGCGAATATTCTAGCGCTTTGTCTGCGGACTCAATCTCGATAGGAAACGCCGCATATACCATTGGCATAGGGGGCACATCAATAGGAAGCGCGGCCAACGCAGGCGGACTTTATGGCGTTTCGGTTGGTTTTCTTTCCGATGCCAGGATAGCGAAATGGGCCACTTTCGATGGCAATACAGCGGATGGGACGAATCCTATCAATAGATATTTGAGCCTTTACTCGCCGGATTTTATCCTTTTCCGAAACGAGGACGTTTCGCGTTCAAAATACTCGGCTTCCGCTTACGCCTATCTTAAAGCGCTGACGGATTATCTAGGAACCGGAGCGCCCAACGTCGTCACGACCGAAACGCTCGCCGGGATATTCGCCGGAACATCGGCGAACTTCGACGTGTCCGGAACGGGCACGGCGGGAGACCCGTACATCGTCACCCCGAAAGTTAACGTGAATAACCCGCACGCTCGGAAAATCTACCAAATCACCGCGACGGCCCCGGCCTCGGATACCTATTTCCGGTTCAAGGCCTCGGGAGTCGAGAGGTGCATGGTTCGGATAATCTCGAACCTATCCACGGCGACGTACAGCTATTTCCTCAACTTCATAGACCTGTACGGGCACGTCCGCTCGCGGAACAAGCTGAACGGCGGGACGCTCGTGTCTGCCGACATCAACTCGAAGACGGGCAACGCCGAGATTTACCTTGACGTTAACTCGCCGGAAATGTACGCCACCCAAGCGATTTAAGGAGGGGAAAACCATGATTAAAGCAACTGTGAAAGACGAAGCCGAGTTGAAGTCCCTAGAGACCCAAAAAGGATACCAAGTCCATTTTGAGGAAGGGGACGAGGCCATCGTGGGCGGAGTTCATATTATCCTGATCGGCGGAGCGTGGGCGGATTACGAGGCCCACATGAAAGCCGAGGCCGAGAGGCTGAAAGCCGAAGCGGAGGCGAAGAATGACTGACATGGACAAGCTTTTCCAAAGGTTGCAAGGGTATAACCTTTCTACCGATTCGCCCCAAAAACTCGCGATAGCCGTTTCCGCTTTGGCGAATGCGGTCGCCACGATTTCCGCGACTGGCCCGGTTTCGTTCAGCCAATTCGATTCGCTGGAAGCCGAAGCCACGCTGCCAAGCGCGGGAGTTTGCTCCGTCAGGTTCCGTTGCTATTTGCCCAATTGGGATTTCGCCAACGACGGCTGGGAGAGCGAGTTTCACTTCTCGCCCGTCCTGGGGACCCCCTTGAAGTTCAGACTAAACATCTCAAGGGCTTTGAGGGCCGCCAACAAAGGGAAGCCGATAGCGGTTTCCGCGAGTTCGGCATTGACTTGGGGCATCGTGGTGGTCGATTCGGACGGAAACGAGTTCGCGTCCGCCAATCAGTCCATCTCGATTTGCCAAACCAACCTCGGAGACGTTTCCGAAGACGATTTGGATAGGGCGTTCGCCCTTCTAAATGGAATGGAGGCATTATGAAAGTGATGATAAAGTGCGACGACGGCACGAAATCCGCCGTGAGGGCCGAGCAAGTCGAGGTTGACGGAACCGCCCTTTCCGAGTGGCTCGAAAAAGGCAAAGCGGCGAAAGCCGATTTCGACCTATTCAAAAAGGCCACCGATGAGACGATAAAGGAGCTAAGGAAGGAAATCCGCGAAGGGTATTACTCGAAGTGGAGAATCATCTTCGTCTGCGATTCCATCGTTTCGGATTGGCAAAACGGCATCGATGGCGTGGGAAGCGTTTTGAAGGCCAAGGCGGAGGAAATCAAAGCCGAAGCCCTGTTAAGCTCCGAGGCGAGTTGCGAATCCCTTTTGACCGACGACCAAGTGAAATCCAGATACGAAAGGATTTTCGGGAGGGCATTATGAACGATTGGATAGACAACCTTTGGGCTTTCTTGCAAAGCAACGACACGTTCACCGCGTGGGTATCGGCGATAGTGTCAGTTTTGACCGTCATCGGGATTCCCACCGTTTTGTCGATGGCGCGGACTTTGGCCAATTCCAAGGAAAACAAGAACTACAGGGGGGTGACCCTGGTAAGGATCCTATGGATTAGCGGTTTCGCGGTTTCCGTCATCGCCTATCTGCTATCGTGCCTCATTGAGGACAAGAGCTACAACGCGGAGCTGTCCGCCGCCGAAAGGATCGCGGACGTGAGGGCGGCGGCTTTGAAGCGCTCCAAGACATTAACAGCGAGAGAGACGAGATTAAACAACCTCAAAAAGGAGGCCGAGGCGAAGTACGGCGATTTCGCTACCGTTCCCAGCCCGAAGAAAAGAAAATGACCCCCGACAACGCCACGATAGTGATAATCGCCGCCGTCATTTTAGGTATAGTGGTCATCGGAACCATCATCTCTTGGATTGTCAACCCCAACGGGTTCAAGTCCGCCTTTAAGGGCTTTTGGCGCTCCGTCGGCCAAGACCTGAAGAGTTTCTTCCTCAAGCACTGGCTTAGGTTGTTGGGCGGGTTGGTCGCCTATATACTGCCTTTGGCTTTCTTCCTAAGCGCCTATTTGACAAGAAAACCTAACAACCCTTCTTTCACCCTTCCTCTTGCGGTTTGGCTCGTCTTGATACCTCTCGCGCTCCTATATTGGGTGAGGATTAGGAAGTCGATAGACCAAAAGTTGGGATTGATGAAAGCGGTGAACGAGATAGACGCCTCAAAGCATTACGCTTCCATCATCGGGGCGCAAAGCCTAAAAGGGTTGATGGGCTTCGCCACTTGGTTCATCGTCTACGAGATAGTCAAGATGTCCGAGGAGATACTCAACACGGCCTCGCAAGGGGTTCTCATTCTAGGGGTTTGCTATGGGGTCGGAGCGTTCCTCTTTGTGCTAGACGCCGTGTTCACGAGAGCGCCAACGGACGTTGAGATTAGGATAGACAGGCATTGAAAACGCGTTCTAGGGCCTCTAGGCGCGTTTTCTTTATGCAAACGCATAAATTGCCGTCTTTTGTTTTTATCCCCCTATATGGGGCTAAAAACAAACAAAGGCTTCCGTTCGCCCACCTAAGGGTTCGGCGGAAGCCGTGGGGTTCTCATCCCCTATAAAGTTATTATATAAGAAAAGCCACTCGCGATATAGGAGGTAAACGCAAGTGGCTAGGGCTTTCCCCTTCGTTCATTATAGCGCGATCTACTTGTTTATCAAATCGGCTAAGGGAATCGAGTTGTCATCTTTTGGCGCATCATCGGCTTTCGGTTCGGGAAGAGGCCCCTCGACCGCCTTTTTCCGTTCCTCGGCTTCCTTTTCGGCTTTGATCCTTTCGGCCTCGCGTGCTTTGAGGAATACCTCTTTGGCGGTCTTTGTGTTCGTGTCGGGAATGAAGTTGCCGTCCTTCATAACGCAGTTGTAGAAACCCTCAAGCACGTTTATCTTGTCTTTCAGCATATCGGCTAACCCGTCATAGAAGCTATCCGCCACGCCAAAGCCCCTAAGAACGCCTCCGAGCAAACCCCCGACCCTCGAAAGGGCATTCATCCAAACTTCCGCCGTGTTCCCGTAGAAATTGTCCACGGTCGCGCCAGCGAACAATAGGGCCACGATCAGCATGAACAACAATGAGGATTCCACCCCCCTTCTCGCTTTCCTGTTGTTGGTCTTGCTCAAATGCAAACCTTGCGCGAACTCCGGCAACGTGTCCTCGGCCTCGAAGTTGGTATCCAAAAGATAGTAGTTTGCCTCGGCGAATTTTATCTCGCACTTCTCGTTAAGGAGTTTTATCGTCTTGTCGCAAAGCTCCTGGGATATTTGCGCGATGTAAAACGTTTTCCCGTTGTTGCATTTGACCTCTATCGCGCCGTCGGTCTTGACGGCTCTCCTCAAGTCCTGCTCGGTCGCGTAAAAGGCGATGTCGCGCGCGGTTGCGTTCAGTATCCCGTCCTCGGAGAAATCGCTGTCAGTGGAACGCCAACCTATCTCCACCAATTCCTTCGCCTTTAGGCTGTTGATTTCGTTGGTGACCTCCCATTGCCTGTACTGCTCGAAATACTGCTTTTTGGGGAGTATCTTATTCCGCTCCTCTTGGTAATCGGCTTTCGATTTGGAGAACTCGCTCAATTCGTCCGTAACGAGGTTTTGCGCCTCTAGCATCCAACCCGAGAACAAACCCGTGACGAAGATGCCCAACAAAAGTCCCATGTTCCACGCGAACTTGCCCCAATCTATCTTGGTCGCATCCCACCGCACGTCCATCAAGGAATAGGTGACCGTGATGGCGAACGACACCAAAATCAATAGATAGGCTATCGCCGTCCTCGAAAACAGCGCTCGGCTCACTTTCCGTTTCGTCTCTTTTATCTTGTTTATCGCGCTCATTTTCTTTCCCCCAAGGAGCAGTATAGGCTAATCAGCAAAGCGACGATGGCGAACAAAACGAAGTAGATAGGCATGGCTTTTGGGCTGGAGAGCCAGGCGAACACGTCAAACCCCGCCCCGAACTTCAGCGAGACAATCAAGACCGTTAGGCCAACGATCAATCCCAAGATGGGGAAAATCAGCCCGAACAATCCCCATTTCTTCTTGTAGTCCTTTAGCCATTTCATTTTCATTCCTCCCCGAATGTTTTGGGTTCCCCCAATGGAAATAGGAAATTTCTCTCGATGTAATACTGCTGCCCCCTGATTATGAATCCGCGGGCGGACTTTTCCGCTATTTCCTTCTCGAACGGAGGAAGGAAACGGCAGTCATAGGGGTAGACGAACACGTAGCCTCTCTCGGTCTTCTTGAACGTGACGGGGCGCGGATTCGGCCCCTCCCAACCCAAAAGGAACCCCTCTATCTTGGAATAGGGTTGCGAGGCGATTTTCTCCCTTTCCAAAGCCTTTTTCACGGTTCCGTCGCAAACCTTGGCCCTGCGGCAAAATTCGGCAATCGAGATTTTCCTGTCGCAGATGTATGAGAGTATCTTCTCGGACAGCTTATCGGTTGAGACCATCTGAAGCATCATTCGCCCTCCTTTTTAAGTATCTTCTCGCCCATCTTCTCGCCTTGGAATTTGGTGACGATCCTCACGTCCCCATTGGGGAGTATCCACCATTCGCGCACGGAACCGTCCGCCATCGGCTCCACGTCGTCCAATATCTCGTTCATGTTCTCTCCTTTCACGTGTTGTCGAACAGGTTGCCTTGGAACAAAGACGAATCCCTCTTGTCGTTTGGCAACGGCTCGCGGAACGGCTTGCACTCCTTCGTTAGGGGGTGCGCGTCCAACGTCGAGGAGAGCAGTTTCCCTTGGCCCGCCAGTTCGGCTTTCCTTTGAATCGCCTCGTAGCGGATTCGCGCAACAATCGACTTGCTAAGGTACTCCCGCTGGATTTCGTCCTTCTCTTTTTCGTCTTGAACCACATAGTATCTATAATCGTTCGTCTTCCCGATGATTCTGTCCTTGCTCTCGCAGAAATTGAGGGCGTCGATGTCGGAGTAAATCGTTCGGCATAAATCGTTGTTGAACTGCGACTTGTAAGGCTCGTAGTAACGTTTGTAGCCATCTAACGTCTTGAACCTAACCCCCTCGATGATTTCCTCTTGGGTGGCTGGGTTCTCTTTCGTGTAAGGCTTCGAGGCTATGAAGTCATATAACGCCTCTTGCCTCGCGTTCGGCTTGTACTTCTTGCGGTAGTCCTCGCGAAGTTTGGCTTCGAGAACCGCCACGCTGTCGTGGGTCATTTTCTTCCTCCTTTTATTTCCTTCAAGACATCTTCGAGCGCATCGTGGTAGCCCCAAAGCCATCTAGCGCGGTCTTTGGGATTTAGCCCAGGCTCGATGTCCTTCATCTTTCTTTCGATGAACTCTACGATACTAAGCGTGCCGTTACCTTTTTCAGTTTTTATCATTTTTCCGTCTCCTTTATTTTCATAGTCCAACCACTATGACGGCGATATACGAGACCGCCATTTTATCGAATTTTTTCGACACTTCCACACAAGCGCTTAATGGTTTGTTGATTACGTGATAGTCAAGACACTTCTCAAGCGTCTTCTTCTTTGAGGAGCTGGTGGCTATCACTTTACCGGTACGGGCTCCTATCAACTTCCATCTTGAATAGAAACAGATAAGAGCCAAACATTCTTTCACTGTCATTTCTTTTCCCCTTTCCCGTTTTTGTTCTTCGCCACCGCCCTATATGCTTCCAAACTGGTCTTTTTCATCTTTTGCCTCCTTTTTATTCCATTAGCCTTTTGTAATCGTCTATAGCCGTCTCTAAATCGTTTTTGGAAACGAACTTCCCCGGCTTTTTCCAACCGCTCACGGCGATTCCGTTTTTGACGATGCGGTATCTCGTGAACGTTTGCCCGAGTTCGTCTTTTTCAAGTTGCCCCTCGGCTACGTATTTACCCTTCTCGAACTTCTCGGTTTTCCCAATGAGTTTCGGTATCATTTCAGGAAAACTTCGATTTCCCCGTTGCCGAACTTGATGTCGGCAACGGACTTGCTAAGGGCCACGGGGTCGTCGATCCCGTTCGCGTATCCCTTGATCCACGAGCCGTTTCCCAAATCAACGCAGACGATTCTATGGCCCAAAAACGGAATCAGCTTGGAGAAAAGAAGGGGGTTCTTTTTCTCCTCGATGGCTTTTCTAACGTAAGCGGACTTGTTCTTGAGCTTGCCCAAAAAATCCGCCGTTTTCCCGTCAACTCGCAAAACGATTCGATCAGTGTTCATTTTCCCTCCTTCGGCATTTTTGCCTTAAGTTGTTTGATTTCGTTCGACCCGTAATCGTTCTCGCACAAGGCGATGAACTCCTCTGGCGTGAACGTCGACTTGACCGACAAACCCTTCATCTTCACGAACTCGTTTCGGCCGGCCAAGCGTAACCGTTTTTGATTCCATCACTTTCCCTCCTTTTGGCCATTTTCCGGCTTCCTATAGAGTTTGGCCGTGGCCTCGTCGATGTCCGACTCGTCGATGACTTTCGGCTCCTTCTTAAAGAAGATGGTTTTCTCGTAGCCATCGTCTAGGATTATCGTGGCGATCGCCTTGAAGTCCGGTTTTTGGCCGTCACCGACGAACGACAATTTGTCGCCCTCCCCGATTTCGTCGAAG